ATTCCCAGAGCTTCCACTCGTTCCAGAATTGCCAGACGAACCAGAAGTCCCACTTGTACCGCTTGTACCACTGGACCCAGAAGATCCACTGGTTCCAGAGTTACCACTAGTCCCTGAATTTCCAGAGCTACCGCTTGATCCAGTATTGCCCGAACTGCCACTAGAACCGGAAGTACCGCTTGTTCCAGAACTGCCTGAAGTTCCGCTAGAGCCAGATGACCCAGATGAGCCACTTGTTCCAGAAGATCCATTTGCACCACTTGTTCTATAATTTACATTACCAGATCCATCAATAGTTAAAAAATTAGAATCAGCAGCTAAAGGAGTTCCTGTTAGAGTAATTGTTCCAGAAGATCCGATTGTTACTCTAGTAGTATCAGATGTCTTTAATAAAATAGATTGAGCATCAGAGGTCCTTATGGCTAAGGAACCTCCTGTAGAATTTACGTCATTTGATGCTGGTGTAATTACGACATCTGGCATTTTATTTAAAAAATAATTATTGACTAATTGTTACTACCGATTCGTTGCTATATATTGAACCAATATCATTAAATACTTCTACTTTGTAAATGCCAGTATTAATTTGTTGAAAATCAGAGAAAAAGAAGCTAGAACCGGTTGCGCCGATTACTTCTTCTCCATTTTTAACCCATTGGAAAGACGGCGAAGGCACAGCTTCGGCCGTAACATAAATCTGTCCCTGTTCTCCAATTTCAAATTCTTTGTCAATTAAATCAGCAATAATACTTGGTGCCGCAAAATTAACAACAGATAACGAAGCCGAACCAGTAATAGACCCTTGACTATTTGATACTACAATAAAATAAGTTTCATTTTGATTCGCGACAACTGGACCAACTTGATAAGAATCGCCAGTCGCGCCAACAATGTTTTGGCCATCTTTTTTCCATTGATACGTAAAATCATCAGGAAAGCCGCCGACTGAAACAGAAAATTCGCCAGAATCTCCTTCAATTAAAGAAATCGGATTAGGAAATGTCTTAAAGAACGGCAACTCTAGTCTTTTTGTTAAACCTAATTTTCTAGTAATTACAGACCCCAAATACTCCAAATCTTGCTCTTCTGTTAAATCACACGGCCAATTTTGCCAATCTTCGCCGTCAATCATTACATTAGCAGAATCAAATAGCTGACCATTTGGATTATATTGTTCAGCCAAAAGATGTGGGCCTCTCGTTGGCCCCATAAAGTCGAAGTTACTCAGTCGCGCAACTACTAAGGAAACATTCCTTTCGGCCGTTGGTTGTGTTTTTACTTGAATAGTTTGCATTTTGAAATAAATTAAGGAAAAAGAACCTTTTGCGCCTTATAGTTTCTTAAAATTTCACTAGCTGATAACACTTTGTTGTAGGCTCTACAAATTGGTATTCTTGCATTACAATAAAACGTGGCATCGGCAGCTCCTATTATATAAACAGAAGTATATTGTTTTAAAGCCTTTGTCAAAGCGGTGCTTGAAGTTTGAGATCCATTGATAAATACTTTCATTAAAGAATTTGTAGCATCAACAGTTAAAGCCATGTGGAAAAAGGCGTTTGTTCCTACCGTTGCATTTCCAGCGGCTACCGTTGTATTATCGCTGTAATAAGTGTAAGCGTTAACAGTGGTAGCTCCAGATTGATAAATACCGGCATGAAAACCAGACCTGCCAAAAATTACCCCATTCGTTCCTCCTGCTCCCAAAAGTTTTGCCCAACATTCATAAGTGTGATTGTGATTGCTTAACGTATATAATTCAGATGTCGAAGCTGCTGTTATAGAGCATCCTAAATTTGCTTGATTAAAATAATATCCATCTCCATCAAATTGCACATAACCGCTATTTAAATTAGCATTATTTGCTTTGCCGCTCAAATCCAAAAGTCCACCACCTCCGGCCGTTGTATTTGCCGACCGACTTCCATTAACAAAAGGAGTCACATATGCTTTTTGTTCTAATTGAAAATCCGTTGCATAAAAATAAGAATAAAGCCCAGACGTCAAACCAGAAAACGATATCCCCAAAGAAGTTGTCGATGTTGTAAATGTTAAAGTGTACGTATTCCATCCAGAGCTTGCTTGAGTAATTGTTCCGCTTCCAGCGTAAGCACCGTAAGTTGAAAAAGCTAATTCTCCAGAAACATGAAAATATTTAAAAGATAATGTATAACTTACTCCAGAAGTGACAGTTAAAACTTGATTAAAATAACCCCTATCAGAATAAATATCTAACCCTTTAGAATAAATACATGTTTTTCCTCTAAAAATCGTAGCTTCTGTGTAAGTAGCGGCCGTTCCGGCCATAGTCCAACCTGTTGTTCCGCTAGAAAAGTTACCATTTGTAATTAAATTAGTAGTAGATTCGCCGCGAAAAGAACGAAGAGATTTCGCTGAATAATATAACTGCAAATTTTCTGTTACTATTCCTATGTTTCCTGTTGAAATGCTCATTTTTTAAGGTTCTACTTCTAATTTCGGGATGTCTTTTCTTACGGACGTAAAAGTCCAAAAGAATAATAAATCTTTAAGACAAGATTCTTTTGAGTCTGTTCTTATTGTAATTTTGTTATTCTCTATATCTATTTTATCAATATAGATTACACAGCTATGTTTGATATTGGTAATTTGGATGTTGACATCTTCTTCAAAGACTAAAAATTTGATATAATCCGGCAAAATTATTTCTCCTTTGCCGTTTATTAGCTTATCTTTTCCAGTAAGTCGAATGCCGTGGTAAGGCGACTCTAAAGAGCCATAAATAAGACGCTTGTCTTTATTTATTGGGTGTTCAATATCGAAACTCTTTGTTGTCGCCGCAAAAGATCCATTTACTTGTAATTTGTATCCAGTATTTGATAAAGTTCCAATACCAACTTTATTATTTGCTATTACAAAATCGCCGCTCTGAAAACTTCCAGCAATTAATCTATCATCTGAGAAGACGCCAAAAATTGGCAAACCATTTGAATCATTTACTGCAAATATTGAATCATTTAAATCATTGTTTACATTAAATACTATTCCTGTTGGGCCTTCTGCTGAAAAAATTTGACCAGATGTAGATGAATTATAAACATGAAGAGCAGCAGATGGGGTGCCTGTATTTATTCCAAATAGACCACTTAAATAACCGGTACCAAGAGAATCGTAAGTAAATCCAGTTTCGGCGATTCCGCTTGCCCCAGTCGATCCAATTCTAGTAACAACTCCGTTGTCTGGACCAGACAAAGAAAGCAATCCGCTTGTGCCGCTAGTACCAGTTGTCCCAGAAGAGCCTGAAGTGCCCGTTGTCCCTGAGCTGCCAGATGTTCCAGAACTACCGCTTACACCGCTTGAGCCAGAAGTTCCCGTGGTTCCAGATGTGCCAGTTGTTCCAGAAGAACCAGATGTCCCATTTACGCCAGAGCTTCCGCTAGTTCCAGAAGATCCTGAATTTCCTGAAGTCCCGCTAGAACCACTTACTCCAGAAGTTCCCGAAGTGCCCGTCGTGCCAGATGTTCCGTTAATTCCTGAAGTGCCGTTTATGCCAGATGTGCCAGAAACACCAGAAGAACCACTAATCCCCGATGTTCCACTTGTGCCAGATATACCGCTTGTAACAGATGTACCAGAGACGCCACTTGAGCCGCTTGTTCCCGAAACACCACTAGACCCAGATGTCCCATCAATAAATACATTTACTCTTGATCCAACTGTTCCATCTGCATTTATAACTAAAACATTATCGCTTGTAGAAATTGGTATCCCAGTGATACGAACGTCACCAGAAATATCAACTTTATAAAGTGGATTAGGTTGACCAAATCCAATTTTATTATTTTGTATTGTGAAATCTCCGCTTTGGAAAAGACCAGCTACAATTCTATCATCTGAAAAAACTTGAAACAAAGGTAGCCCATTTGAATCATTGATAGCAAAGATGGAGCTATTTAAATCATTATCAACTGAAAAAACGATGCCAGTCGGCCCTTCTGCGTGAAATATAATGCCAGAAGTAGAAGGCTGATAAACATGTAAGGCAGAAGAAGGAGTTCCCGTGTTTATTCCAAATGCGCCGCTTAAATAACCTGTTCCATTAGCGTCATAAGTAAAACCAACTTCAGCGATACCAACAGAACCAGATGCGCCATCTCTTGTTATAACGCCATTGTTTGGCCCACTGAGAGTTAATAGACCACTTGTGCCAGAAGTCCCAGAAGTTCCCGATGTGCCACTTGTCCCATTTACTCCTGAAGTTCCGCTCGAACCACTTGTTCCGGACGTTCCAGAACTTGCCGCATTTACTTTTGTGCCAACTGTTCCGTCCGCATTAATTACTAATGTATTTGTACTCGTTGAAACAGGAATCCCTGTAAAACGCATGTCGCCAGATACATCTAATGTATAAAGCGGATTCTTTTGTCCTAATCCAACATGATTATTATCAATTACAAAATTACCACTCTCAAAATTACCAGCAATTATTCTTTCATCAGTAAATACTTGAAATAAAGGTAATCCATTTTGATCATTTATTGCAAAAATTGAATTATCAAAGTTATCATTTATACTAAAAACAATACCAGTAGGGCCTTCGGCATGAAAAATTATACCAGAATTGGTTGGAGTATAAACGTGTAAAGCAGCCGTTGGTGTTCCAGTGTTTATGCCAAAAGAGCCGCTTAAATAACCCGTTCCAGCCGAATCATAAGTAAAACCGGTTTCGGCGGCACCAATCATTCCCGTTGTGCCAACTCGCGTTATAACACCGTTGTTCGGTCCAGTAAAATAAATCGAAGAAGATGTCTTTAATTTATTATTCTCGTATGTAAAAACAGAAGGAGATGATCCAGTTGATTCAGGAGGATTTTTGGTGAAAACTAATTCATCAGAAGAGTTATAATAAACGGTACCAGTTGAAAGAGTATCTTGGTCTGTAAATTTAGCCAAGTAGCCGCTTACACCGCTTCCGTCAAGCACTCTGTTTGCGCCAAGAATGCCCGTTACGACGTTTTGAATCTGTCCAGATGAAAAAGTAAGGGTACTTGAGAAATCGGAGTAAGAACCGTCTTCAAAAGAGGCCCTTGTTTTTATTTCATAATTCTTATTCGGCGAGATTGGGAATTTAACTCTTGGTTCAAAAGAAGATAAAACAAAATCAGCAGCGCCAGTTATTCTTTTGGCAATTAAAATACCAGTGCGACCGTTTAAGACAGACGGCGAAGTTCCCGAGCCTGAATTTGTTGTTACTCCAGTATATCTTGAGCCAGAATATGTTCCAGAATAAATATTTCCAGAATATTGTCCGCCAGATGGCAATATTGAAAACGAATTTGTTCCAGTTTCATACGCATAAACAAAATATAGATCAGAACTGGTAGTTTGACCTGCTGGAATTCTTACTTCTGTTACATATTTTAACTCAGTTGAATTAGAATAAAGACCAAGAGGCAAAGACCCATAATTATCAATAAATAAAGTATGATCAACCCATCTTATGCCAGAAGTAGAAAAACTAGAAAATACACCAGAAAGACCAGAATAAGAGTCTGAAGCAAAAATATTTCTTACTAAATTATTTCCAGTTCCATAACTTAATGAACTAATTTTTTCTACTTGAGGATTTGAAGATGCAAAAACATAATTTGCGTTATTTTGTCCTTCTTCAAAAACATAAGTCTCAAAGCTTAAAGGATTATCAGTAGAAACTCTGTTCCATTTAACTATTGCTTGTAAATCTATATTTTTATCAAATACATTTTGACTGGCAGAAATGTAACCAGTAATTCCGGCCACTTCTTTTGGCGCTCTTTCGGAATTGTAAAAAGGAGTTTTAATTCCAGACGTTAGAAAATAAGCGCCTGTATAAAAATAATCATTAGGAATCGCAACAATGTTATAAGGCAAAGAAATGTTCTGATTAGCATCTAAATAAGGAACATTTTGTATCGAAATCGTTTGTTTGTTCCTCGAAAGCTCGTAGTCAACATTAAATTTAAAAAGTCCACTGCCTTCATCAAAAAAGCCAGTAGCAGTCGGAATGAAAGACTTGCTCGGCACGCCATAAAAGTCTATTGATTTGGCGTAATTATAATTATTAAGAAGCGGCGCGACTTTAACTGGATTAGACGCAACTATTTCAAATCCAGTAATTGAAACCTGTGGGTAATTAACTAATAGATAATAAGTATCGGATAAACCAGCTTTATCTACTGTTTTGAAATCAAGAAAGAATGAACGGCTATTGTTCATTCCTGACGAGCCAACCGAATTGTAAACAAGTGATGAAATATCGCTAGTGTTTACTTGAATATTTGTTTCGTTTGTACTTTCAATGTAATTAGCAACAAAAGATCTATTTATGTCATACAAATCTACTTTGATTCCAGAAAAAACATCTGCATTAATCTTACCATCTTCAACAATAATGTCTGTAGTTGGATCTAACACTGTCAAAGCAACAGTAATGCTGCTCTGAGCAATATCACCAGTAACTAATTTGCTTGAAGCAGATAGGCCGTAAGTAGTTGGCGATGCCGAATAATTTAGAGTAGTAAACGTGTTAAGATCCGGAATCGTTAAAGATTCTATCGTAAAAGGCAACGAAACAGATGTCCTAAGCCCGGAAATAACGGCCATATGTTAATTTACAGTAGTTTTGGAACTAAATTTCAATTATCTGATTATCTTTATTGTAAACATACAGTCTTATTCCAGAAGTAGAACGAATAGATGCGAATCCAATATTATTTACATCAGATAAACGACCCAAAAATACTGTTTTATTCTCAAAAGACGAAGCTTCAAGAGCAAATTTAATAGATTGATTTTTCAAAGTTAATTTACAAAGCAATCCTCCTCCTGTGTTAAATACATTTTGTACTTCTTTAAAATAAGCAACGTTAGCTACCGCCTGCGCCGCAATATAAGCAAATATAAAGCTAAATTTAACAGTTAAAACAGAATAATCTTTATTAACAGAGTAAGACAAAGAAGATTTATTCTCGGAAAATGCATAATCAATGCTTAAATTATTTAACTCATTAAGCGAATAATATTCGATGCTATACCAAGAATCGCCAGTGTAATTTTGCAAATCAATTTCTTTTAGGGTTTCCGCCGAATTAAACGCAATTAAATTGTTAGAAGTGGAAATTGGGTCATTAAAAGAGCCACGATCTAACAAGTCATACTTTTTCGTATTATGTTTAATGCAAAATAGAGAATATTCATTATTATCTACTTCAGCAATAGAAATAATTTTGAATAACTTTTGTTCCGTATTGTCTAAGGCGTTCTCAATCAAAAATGGCGTCGAAGATACTATTCTTGTAAAATAACCAAAGTTATAAGTCGTATCGAAATATACTCTATTGGTATTATTTTCAATTCGCGATATTCTTAATTCAACGACGTCGCTTTTTATTGAATTATCAAGATCTGCATCTGAAACACTTGACAAATTATCTAAATCTTGAGAAGAAAGAGTTGTCCCATTAAAAATAAATTTAATAATTGAACCGTCAAGATTCAAATTTAGTTTGCGATCAACAGTAATGTAGCTATTATCGTAATCAACCGAAGTAACGCGGCCCTGTAAGGTCGAATCGTTCTTTCCTTGGTCTTCAATTTGAATAATGTCACTTGGTTTTAGCGCGATTCCTTGCAAGTCTGTTGCGAAACTAACAGTTTGATTTTCAAATCGGTTTGTTGCCAAAAGCCACTCGCCAATTCTTCTGGCTTGCCCTCTCGAAGTTATTCCAAAACCTAAAATCTCTTTAGAAATAATCCCATAATCTTTAATAAGAGCAGAATCTTCAACGACTTCAACTTCATCTTTATAATTTTGGAATTTGTCTCTGTAAATTACTTTTGCTACTGTATAATTTCCATCTAAACTGCCATTAGAATAAGTAAATAGACCATTTTTAACATTAGTATTATTAAACAGATAAGAGATTGGCTTGTTTACATCTATTGTTGCCGTTATTAGGTTATTCTTGTAGTATGTTAATCCTCTAAAAATAGAAGAAAAATCGTTTAAAAGTTTCAAACATTCTGTTTCGTTGTCAATATAGACATTAGCCGAAAATCTGTTTTCAACAGGATCGCGATAATTTAGAGTTCGTGGCGCACACTGCCCAATTGATCCTTTCGCGACAACGGCTTCGTCGAAAATCGGCGCGTTAATAATCTCTCGCGCAAAAGTTCCAGCCGATTCGGCGCCAGTCTCATTTTCTTTCAACCAAGTTAAACAAAAAGACTTAGCAGAAGCCTCGCTATTCTTTTGTGAATTCTTAATTTGATTAGTTATGTCGCGAGAAGTGTCATTAAGAACATTCTCTTCAGCAAATCTAGTAAATAAATCTCCACTCGTCTCTCTTTCAAACAAGAAACGTGGCCCAAAATCATTAATTAACCTAACAGCAAAATAAGAATCGTATTCTGTAATACCCCAGATTATCTTTTTATAGATCTTATTAACAATTTCTCCATCATTTGTTATATCAGACAAGAATATCAAAGAATTATGACTACCGCCGTTTTGTGACGCGGCCGATGTGGTTCCAACGGCAGGCGGATATTGCGCTCTAAATTGGTCAATTGTTCTAAAATTCTTTGTTACTAATATAGTATTCTTTAACGTAGTAGAATACTCGAAATTATCTGGTAAATACTTAATTGGTTCTTTATTTTTGACTAATTCGTCGCAATGTTTGGCAATTTTATACAATTCCCACTTGTTTAAGTCTTTTTCGCTAATACTGCCATTTCCTACGCCATAACGACTGTTTGTGGTAATGTCGTAATAAATCCAAGCAGGATTATCTGTCCACTGCAAAAACTTAGAGAATGTTCCGTCCCAATTTCCATTATATTCTTTTGCTTCAGGATCATAATTGGATGGAATTTTAATTTTTAATAACTTCAAATCAAAAGACCTTTGGGGTTCTTGGTTAAAGTGACGCGAACTTACAGCAGATCGAACAATAGCAGAAAAAGGATAAGTAAAACTTCCACGCGACTTAATTCTTTCAACAATAGCTGAAACGGAGAATTCCTTGAATTTAGACGGTTCGGAAGCGCCGATTTTTTTATTCAACGAATACACTTTTACATAAGAATTATTACTAAAATCTAATCCTTGATCGACTTTTAATGTAATTTCTTTTACATATCCAGACTTAGACGTCCCATAAACAGAAACCAAGACAATATACCTTGAATCAGAAGCGTCTTGATTAACTTCAATGGCAAAAACTAAAGCAGTATCAACCGTATTGCCTTTATTAGTATCGTATAGTTGATCTATTTTAATTTGGACAGCAATTTCATCGGCATACTTATTTTTAATCTTATGAGAAAACTCTTGGCAATTTAACTTAGCAGCATCAAGTTCACTAATTAAATCTTTAATTTTATCAAACTTACCCTCTTTTCCAACTAGATAATTTTGATAATCTAAAGAATTATTAGCAACAGCTTGGGCAGACAAAGAAGAGCCTTCTTTCTTAATAAAAACCAAACTATTCGTTTTTAGGCTAGCGTCTCCGTCTCCAAAATTATATCTTTTTTCATTAAGATACATCTTTTGGCCATATCTAAAAACAGTAGACGGATAATCAAATTTTCTATTAGGCATCTCTTCGCCATTAGAAATATTAAATCCAGCAGTAACAAAGTTTAATTTATTTAATCTTGAATCAAGAATTGGCACTTCATTGTAATAAACTCCTTTGCCCAAAGATAAATTGTCTGTAGCGCTTTCTTGTTCGCTTGCAATATATTTTAGAACAGACCCTTCTTTGTCTACCAACCCTTCAATTGGCCCTTCACAGACCAAATCTGTAGCAAGCAAGACCTCATTGCTTTCGAGTTTGAGGTTCGCGCCAGCAGTTGCTTGAAGCTGAGCTGTCGAAACAGATAAAACTTTAGTCATTTAATTCGGTTTGTAAAAACCATCTGGTCCGTAATTTTGAGAATAATCATAATAAGCTGAAATATTTGTGTCACTATTCTCTAAAACTTGATTAACACGAATATCATTTGCAACAACAGCACTGCCAACACGCAATCTGCCGTATCCTAAAGGCACAACAATGTTTCTATTTAATACATTTCTGACTCCGCCCAAAATAGACGAATTAGTTTTAACATCTTTTGGCGCCTTTGGACTTAAAACGATCGACAAAACAACAGAAAGTGCGACTAAAACCAATCCAGCGACAATTAAATAGGCTGCGGCGCCACCTTGTAAAATCGGCAAAATCTTTACCTCTTTTTTATTCTTTAATATATTTTTGCTCCTGATTAAGTGCGCTGGCATCAATTTATCATCTATATAAACAACAAAATGAGAAACAACTTTGGTAATATCAGAAAAATGTCTACTAATTTGTTCTCCGTTAGCCTCTAATGCCTCAAATATTTCCATGACAGATTCGACTTCAAGCTTATGTTTTGTGCCGAAAGTCTTACCAAATAGTCCTTCTAGTTGAATTGCTATCATGAATTGAAATAAAATTCATCTTGCTTTACACTATATAACAACATAGGCAAACAAGACCATTTTTGGTTTTCTAAATCCCAATCTGAAAAACCTTTTAGATCAATATGTTTAGGATGACTATGAAAAAGCACTAAATCGTCTAAACTTGTATATTCTTTAGGGTTAATTAGAAAATAGTCTTTTGAATCAGGATGTATGTTTTTCTTTTGATGAAACTGATTTTTTTTATCTATAAAGCCAACAATTTCAATATCAGAAGCAACAGATAAATCTTTAAGTTCAGCTAATAACTTATCCGGGAAGTTTATAGTCATAAGTTACCGTTCCGGGAAATGCGCCAAAAGGTAAAAATCCTAAATCCTTAAATCTTAAACTGCACCCATTTAATTTTCTTGAGCATTTATCTTCTACCCAATCTTTTGTGTGTAAAAATGGACTTTTGCCGCTTGAAAATTCAGAATTAAGCACAAAAAAGCGAGAAGGAGGTTCGTTGTTTTTATTAATGAATCTTTCGTTGAAATCGTAATCAATTGCTGTATCAATTTTAACAAAGTCGCCGCGAGAATAAGCTGTTGTAGGACTGTAATCTCCTTTGTAATTCATCGTTTGCATTCCGTAACTCGATCCATTTGAGAACGGAACAGTTGCCGGACCCATAAAAATCTTGTCATTTTCATCTGCAATCGGCACACCCAAATCGCCATCATTTGGATAACTTGCGAAAAAATCGTTACTCTTTTTAACTTGATAAGTTGTTATTTCTTCTGTAGTTGTTATTCCATATTTTGTAGCAAGATAACTTGTAATTCCTTGAACTTTTTTCTGAGAAAGTAATTCGTTAAAAATGATTATCTCGTAGACAACAATATCACTTAAAGCAGTAGCGGCTAAATTCAATCCCATGTTGTTTGGCGAATTGGTAAAACCAGTGCTTTTCGCAACAATAGATCCATTTTTATAAAAAACAGATTCAGCAGAAGAAGAAGTCGGCGCAACTAATGAATAAATATTTGGAGTATCTATTAAAGGAGAAATATTATCTAGTCTGCTTAAATAAGAGCTATTTGATCGACAGCCATCTTGACTTTTCGTTACACCGTCTCCATAACCTACAAACCAACTTTTATCAGCAACACCAAGACCCATTCTTGTATTTGTTCTGGCACCCTTTTTTACCATCTCCGAAACATAAAAGACTGTAAAATTAGTATTATAATTATTAGTAATTTGTAAGGTATCGGCGACTCCTTCTTTCGATATACCAAACAAGATACCTGTAATGCCATTCATTCTTCCTGAATTGACATATTTTTTTGGACTACCTGTGATAGCAATAGTAAGAGGCGCGGCAGATTGATCGACCCAAGCAGTTAATTTTGGCCAAGTTCTATCTACATAATATACTGATCCAGTATAAGTAGTACCAGCAGTAGACATTAAATGCAAAGAAAGAGTAATAAGATTTTCAGCAGCAGCATCTGTTGCGTCTGCTAAAGTAGTATATCTTGTTGGGCGAATTTGGACTTTTGCGCCGTCCCAACCACTAATTTTGCCGTAATTACAGCCACATCCGCGATACTGCCATTGACACGTATCATTATAAACTTTTCTGGCAGGAGCTGTTTGGCCATCAATATCCATTGTATTGGCCAATTCAAATTCTACTTTTTCTTTGCTAGCTGAATTTTTCTTATGAATTACATAAGTATCAACAGAAATAAAGTCTACAAAATTATTAACACCAAGTAAATTCTTATTAGCTTCTCCAAAGTTTTCGGCGTCTAGGTCTTTCGCCAAAATCTTCTTCCTGTAAAATCTCTTTCCTAAAAGATCGTTTCTGTCTTTTATAAAATTATTTATGTAGTTATTAACATTAGCAATAGAAAGAGTCGGCCGATTCTGTTTTCCATCTGATGTATATTCAAGATTACTAATCTCGGAAGGAATATATAAATAAGACTTGCCAGCAAAAACAATATCAGAAGTCAGGTTCTTGCTGCCATGAAAACGAAAGTATCCCTCGAAATCATTTAATTTAATTTCAAATAGATCAAGTATCTCGGTATTCTTTAGTAGATGTAAATCAGACATTTATTTTTCTCTCTTTGATATTATAATCTATTTATTAGGTTCCTTTAGCGTAAACATTCATAAATGGATGAGAAATGTTTAATGGAAACAAAATAGCATTAGACGAGTTAGTTATTTGTAAATCCGAAGAAGATTTAATGAATAAATTCCTATAAGTATAGGCCAAAGATTCAATTATTTGTTTTGATGTTTTTCGCATTGAAGGCTCGTCGAAAGCAGAACCATGAAGATAGTCAAATAAATACATTGGAACAGTAGCCGTATTATTGTTGTATCCTTCATTTCCTAATGCAATATTATAGGTCTTTTTATCACTTAAATCGGATAACGGATTAAAAGGAAGAATGCTGGAAAAAGTTAATTGGCCATTAATTCTTGTTTCAAATACTAGTTCTTCATATGGTTTATTTTGATATGTGCCGACTTTTCCATTGAAATACGCAAACATCTCAACAAAGAACATAGAAAATGCGTCATATGTTACCGTTGTCGATCCATTGTAAACAGAAACTGGAGTTGGTGTTGTTACGGCTGCTAAAGAATTTGATGTAGAACCAAGATTAAATAATTTAGTATTACTAAAAGCTGCTCCTAAAAGATCTGGCGTAAAAATTGTTGTAACTTGATTCGGATTAGCTACATTAGACAACTTTCTGGCTTTCGATGTTTTTGTCCAACTGTCAAAATCTGTAAAAAAGCTCGACTCTGAAATGTTAAAGCTATTTGCTTCGTTAGAACTTCTTGCCAAAAAGCTAGGATTATTCAAATAAGATCCAGCAAAAACCGATTTTATTACATTAGTGTCTCGATTCGAGGTATTGCGAAAAGTGTAGCTTGGGACGCTAAAGTTATAAAATTTAGTATTAAAACCTGAATCAACCCAACCTTGTGAAACCGAACTTGCCTCGATAAATTTATGGACCGCATTTACTTGAATTAGCATGTCGCTAAAAGTCGTCGCGTTTACTGCACCATCTTTTGCCAACGCGAAAACAAGAATGGTATAAGACGGCGATTTGACTGGAGTAATATCGAATGCTTGTTTTATTTTCTTTGCTTGCGCTAATTCGTAAAACTTTAATCCATTAGACGTAACTATTTTAAGGTCGTTCGTTGCCGAGTTGCTCGTTAAAACCATTGAGCTTGAACCAGAATTATCTGTCCAAGTTGAAGAAACGTCTCCTGCCGAACCCGTTAGATTATCTGTTCTAAGTCTAAAAATTAAATTATTACCAGTAAACGTATGTCTTCTTAAATTGAGAAAAATATTTGGCGTATAACCTAAAAAGTTAAATTTTCCTGCGCTTGCTGCTGTGCCAGTTTCGACAACTTGAACAGTTTGGTTCGCTTGCGAAGACGTTTGTCCGCCAGCTCCTTGAACAACAGATTCGACGCTTGTTGTTTTTGCTATAAAATTTGATTGAATTGTGCCTTCTGCTGTTTCGGTCTCTTTAGAAACAATAACTTTGGTAACAACGGTCATGTCATTCGATGCAACTGCTGCCGCAGAAGTCGTATCGATTACCGTTTTTGTCGAAACTGTTGTTTTTTGTGCCATTTTAAGTTGTGGTCGCCAAATCGGGCGGAATTAAGATTGATTTCGTTCCACCCGGAACATTTACAGTAATGGTTTGGCCGCCTTCTGTAACAGTATTAAATTTTGCACCAGCAGCACCAGCATAATATAAACTATCAACATCTTTATACATGTAATACTGAACAGGCCAACCAGAATAAGTATAATTAGCGAATTTAACTATTGGACCACCATTTCCTGGACTTTCCGTTGCTGAAGTTGCATTAGATCCATGATAGCCATATAGTCTAACATTTTCTGTTTCAATTTCTACTCTAAAAATTCCACCAACTCCAGTGCTGTAAATAAATACAGTATTAGTGTCAGAAGGAATAGTCGGAGGCTCAAAAATCAAAGCGCCTTTGCTTATTGAAGATGCTTGATAAAATGCATATTCATTTTTATCTGTTTTGGGAAACAATTTAACATTAACGCCACTATATCTTAAAAAATTATCAGAATTATTATTTCGTTTCTTTATGAATGCATACAAATCAAAATCTTGTTCATAGTCAGAATAATAATTTAGATAAAGACCAGTAGCATCGTATCGCAAATTTGCGCCGGGACTTGGATGTAATCCGCTATATGTTATTCCATCGTATTCAAAATTGCTAGAATTGTAACCAGTACAATAAATAAAAGCTCCAGTTCCTCCTGTTACATTTATTGCACAAATTCTTGCGTAATAATCTTGCCCATAAGATAATCCATCAATAGTTTTTTCGTATTCCGTGCTTAAAAAACCGCTATAATGACCAAACACGGGCAAATAGTTTTCTGTATTTGCCCCATTTAATTCGTTTACAGAATAATCAGGGATAGTAACTAAAGAACTAAAACTTGTATTTGTTGATAACTGTAATCTGAATCCAGTAAAATAATTATTGGCATTAATTGATTCCCAATGGAATTCTAAGTTGTCACCGCCTTTAATTGCATAAAAATTGCCAAGAGTTGATGGAATTGAATATCCAGTTGCTCTTTGTCCCGTTACTAAGACAGAAATAGCAGCGTCAGTATCTCCAGCCGAAGATATTGAATTTATTGTAATTGTTGCTGTTTCAATTCCAGTAGCTTGACCAGATGCAAATGTATAAAATGGCCTATGAAAGATATAAAAAACACCAGAATCAGATACTTTTATTGTCTGTTGATAAGATTGATCTGCTGTATCAAAAACATCAGCGTTGTCAGAGATAAATAAAGTGTTATAAACTAATCCATTTGCGGCAACTGAAGTGTTTACGCTCGAATCAAAAGTCGTATCAGAAATAGAAACAGTATAACCAACAGGAAAATTACCACTGTTAGTTATTGCCATACCTGTGTATGTGCCAAATCCAGTTGGCGTACTATTTAGCAAAACTCCATAATTGTAAACGCTCATGTTTTATTCTCTAACAAAGGATATTACAGTATTAAACAATGAATCTTGAGTAAAATGATTTTTGAACTCAACAAATTTTGCACTTATTGAATGATTGTCATAAAAGTCATAAGAATGATTCCATTCGGGGCAATAAACAGAGATGGTTTTGTTATACGGTTGCGCCAAAGTATAGTTAAAAACTTTGTAACCAGCTTTGTCATCTAAAAATTTCAGAATCGCAAAAGCTTCGCGCAAAGTTCTTTTCGTGAATTGCAATTCAAACTCTAATTCATTATAATTTATTCCATCTTTTTCGTATTCTCTTGTAGAATTTTTGAAATCATTAACAATGTATCTTGTTTTAGTCTCAACAGCATAATTAATGTCTGATTTGAAATAGAAGTCGCGAGTAAAATGTGAATTTGCACCAGTTGGGCTATTTGCTGCCGTGATTACTGTTGATGTCGAATAAGGTATGTTCGCGCCAGTATAAAAATAATATCCTCTATGATTAAATGTCTCAGAATTGTAATAAAAGACATCATTATAAGTAAAATCGTAGATTGTAGAAGAATAAGTCCGACAATAAGTATTATCAATTACTACATTCATCCCTTCATAGTTTAGAATACTAGGATAAAGAGACTCTGCTGTTATTTTTATTGAATTTATATTATTATAATTCGTCGTGTGCGAAAGATCGGTAAAATACAAATCCATGTTTCTCTTATAAGGAGAAAATAAATTAGTTCTTATTGCGCCGAAACCTTCATAAACGCTCTTTTTCTCTCTTTCTGGCGCATTTTCAAAATAAGTAATTAAAGCTTTTGCTTGTCTATCTGTTAATCCATCAAAAGATAAATTGAATACAGCATTTATGGCATTTACTCCGTTTACTGTATTTGTTTTATATCCGTCACCAAATTTAAGCGGCGACATCTTGGACGTGAATGACGCCGAAGTCCCATAAGTTAAAGAAAAAAGATGATCAAGAGTCTTTGTCCAATAACTTTGTCCAGTAAATGAAACCGGTGAGTATTGTTCTCCAACTGGCACATCATTTCGAGCAAAATACAGCCCTCCTAAGTCTGAATATTTTTCAAATAAGTATTTTTCATAGTAATCAATTTCTGTAGAAGGTAAAACACCAGTAAAATGAATAATTTCGTGAAAATTTATTCCCTGACTTGTCGTATTTTGAGCCAGTTTTAATTCGCCAGACTTCCAAAAAGGGCTGTATGCATAAGAACCAATGTCAAAACCATTTTGGCGCAAAGTTAAAACGCCTGTGTCTTGAACCACCGTTAAAAAAACAGGTTGGCCGTATGACGTTGAAACAGCGTTGTATTGTCGGCCGTCTACCCAATAAATACTACCAGTTTGACCGGGCGAAGGTTGTGGCACGTTTTCGCCAGAAATCTTAATCGTTCCGTCTCCAGAATTTCCTGTCCCAAATTGAATTATTTGTTGCGCGACATTTTGTTCTACTTCCAAAACCTCAAAAGCCAAAAACAAAGTTCTCGTTGGTGAAGCAAAACCTGTTCCGCTTAAAGTTTGTGCATTATAAAATGTAATATAGTCGTCATTAAAATTAACATAAGGTTTAATTACATTGGCAGCATAGTCTTCATTTATGTTAAAGAGATTGCCGCTTCCCTCTACTTTGTTTAACCAACCAGTTACATAAAAATTAGAATCTAATACAAAATCATCAAGAACATCATTATTGAACCAAGTTGTTAATCCGGTTTGTCCGAGACCAGTAAAACTAGGAAGCCGCGAAACTCCAGTCGCCAACTGAAAATCAATTATATCATATTGCGAATACGTCGCCGTTGGATCGTATTCAAATATGTTTTTAATATTTAAGCCAGAAATCAAATAGCTCATGTTTTAGATAATTGTTTTGGCTTCGTCTACCTGTTGGCTTATTTCTGCCGAACTTAAAAGATACTGGCCCGCTTGAACTTCGTAATTCTGACTAGTCAAAACACCACTAACATTAAAATTAGATAAACTAGATCCATAAAGATCTTTTAGATAAATTGTAGTAGATACATTTTTGCCATAAATGTCCAACATTTCACCCAAAGTATTAGACGATAATTTAATTGCCGCTCTTTTGTTTAATTTACAAACTCTAAAAGGTTCGGTTTGGCCACATTTGAAATAAGCTGGTCTATCAGAAGTAGAAGAGTAGCTAAATGACAAAATGTGGCCCACTCCATCTAAATTTGTTGTATTTAAATAAGATTTATATCCATTGGCAATATAACTCGGAGCTGTTTTTGCAGATTGTGTCGAAGCTGACTGATTAGTAAAATCTTCAACGTGAATATTTCCATACCAATCGAACTCAGCAGAAATTAAAATTGGTTTAAATGGTTCAACAGAAAAAGAAATAGATTTTGGATATAATGTGTCTATTGAAACGCCAGCAAAAGATGCCGCAACTGAGGCTTCTGAGGTTCCCGTTATGTTTAAGAAAGAAGGAAGGCTCCCAGTTAGGTAAAATTCGCACGCTAGGTTGCCTATTACGGCGTTTTCAGGGGAGTAGCTAAGCAAAGTGCCATCGCTCAAAAGAACAGGGCTTAAAGAGGCTTGAGCGGAGATCGCGACTTGTGTCGCATAAAAATTTTGATTATTTATGCTAAAATCAATTCCCTGATAATTGATAAAATTAGACATAAATTATGTAATCGTAAAAGATATACAACTTTCTACAACGAATCCACAACTAGTAGTTGATCCGTCTCCTTGACAAATTCTATATTGAACTAATTGACCAGCATTAAATGAAGGAGTACCTGCTGTAAATTGACTTTTCGTGAATGTTAATACTTGATTTTGAATTGGGGCAATTGTTTTATAAGCAACGAGTCCATCAACGCCAATTGATGGTGTCGCATCGTTTTGACACAGCGAAAAATCTGTCGCATTATCGCTTCCAGGAGTAGACGGAGTAATAACAGCTATTTCTAATCTAGGATCTGTTAATGCCGTTAAAGTTGCTTGCGGATAAGCAGAATAAATCATCACTTTTTCGATTGTTCCCGCAAAAGGCATAACGCAAAAAGGCGTTGCGGCCACAGAAATTACATTCTGAACTGGCCAGCTATTGTTTGTAGTTGTTGGATCAAAATAAACAGAAGTAGGATCAACATATGATTTATACATTTGCAAGTGTTTTCCTTGCGTATATTGCCCCGAAGTTGTTGTTCCTCCGTCAAGATCTAAATTGCCATTTCTGTCTAAATAAGCTTTAATGTTAGCTTCAGAAGAAGTATCCGCATCAACATAAAAAGCAAAAACATCTTGATAAGTATTAGTCGCGCCATCATCGTATAAACCAACGGCCCATTTACCTACATTGTTTGCGCCATCATATCGACCAAACGAATAAGTATTAGCAACAGAAGCTGCTGCTGAATTATTATTAACTTGAAAAACATCAGTTGTGGTTCCCGCTGTATTTTCTAATTTAGCTAATCTTGAATCAGCAGAACTAAAAACATGTAATTTATTATCAGGACTAATTGTACCAACTGCAAGTCTATTAGTATCTAATCTGTAATTAACATTGTTTGCACTAACAAAAGCATCAGCGCCAATACTCGCCGCACTCGCGCCAACTGTTAAATAACCAGTTCTAACAGTATTTGTTATTCCTAAACTTGTTGTATTGGAATTAACATTTTTCAAACGCGCCATCAAACCGCTTCCAACAGCGTCAAACACATATGCTGGCGAGGTCGTATTTATGCCAACTTTGGGCGCACTTGCATCGTTATCTATATATAAAACATTATTACCAATAGTAATATCATTATTATTAGACTTATTTATAGCAAAGATGTCGTCTGTAGCTGTTGATTTAATTTCAGCTAAACTTGGAACGATAGAGATTCCAGAACCGCCACTTTGAAAATTCGCATTTCCACCAGAAACATAAAACTTATCAGAAAGAGCGGCCGACCCATTAAAAATACCAACATTACCATTTACATCAATGTTCAAAACGCCAGTAACAGTTGTCCCAGAATCTTGAGAAACTTCAATGTAAAAATCTGTATCGCTCGCTCTTTTGGTTTGGCGCCAAGTTACGGCCGAATCTTGAAGAGAAAATGCGATCTTTCGCGCCGCCGAACTAGCATTTAATCTAACTTGGCCATTTCCATTTGTTCCAATATCACCAACGTCCAAAGTAACAGTCGGCGAGGTCTTATCTACACCAACATAGCCATCATTGCTAATTGTAATGCCACTTGCTACGGTTTTGCCGACGATACTAATTCCAGCCGTTGTTCTTGCTGTTAAACCAGTGAAGCTTTTCTGCAATTCAGTTAAAGATAGCTGGTCCGATTCCGTAGTAGTCCCAACTGGAAAAACAAAAGAGTCCGTAATAGACGAACTAAGAATTACTGGTAAATTTGTTAATTTGACTCCCATTTTTAATTAAGGTAAGATTTGTAAGTTAATTTTACTCCCAAAACATCATCCGCTGTAGCAGAAACTTGTTCGGATATAATGATTGCTTCATCTGTTGAAAAATAAAAGACTGGAGTAGAATCAATTTCTTGTGAATAGAGTAAAATTTGTTGGTCGTCCCACGTTAAAATGTCTATTTCGTCGTGCCCAGCTAAAACGATATCATTCAAGACTGCGCCACGAATACTTACACTTAGTGAATTTAAATTACTATTAGATAATATATCAAAAGACCTTCTTGTCTCGTAATCATCTACATCAATTGTAAAAGAACTAATTACTTCAATTGGAAACTGATTATGAACTTCGATAGGGACTTCTGCCGAAGTCTCACTTAACGCATAAATTGGTATTTTGGGACATTTATAATCAATTGTGAACTCTTTTACTCTATTAGTTGTAGATTGATTACATGTAACTAATATGTTTTTTACTTGTGGTACAAAAACGGACCCAGCAACTGCATTACCAGAAGTATTTATTCCAGATCCAATATTACCATATACGTCAAAAGTAGATTGAATTTGAGGAATGTTACCTACTGAACAATTTATACCAAAAGAATTAAGATAACCTGTGCCGAAACCAAAACTTTTACCGTTATAAACAATGCCGCCAGAACAACTGTTCGCTAAATAATTGTATCCGTCGCCTGTTAGTTGTAAAATTGGATCGCTATTTACTAAAAAACGACTAAGAGAAATACTAGCAGATGGAACTTCTGCCAAAACTTGCTTCAAATAACCTTTTCCTATTACATTAATAGGTTGAGTAGTCAGATTATAAGAGCCATCAAATGAAATAATTCCAGACAGCGCGGCCCCATCTAAATAAAATGTATTTTCGTAATTTAGTAACGCGCCTTTCATTTTTTAGCTCCTTAACGGATTCTTGTACAATTCGCCACCATATCGTTTTTCATTCGACATTGTTTTCAAAACAACAGCATGAATAGATCTAGCCATGTCTTTTGTTAAAATCAAATCTTGTTTTTCATAACTACTATTGTTTGCACCAACGACAGACTTACCAGAACGATCAATATTGATACTAATATTTGCTGAATTATTATTAGTGTTGCTTGTAGTAGAAGAACTGTTTTCGTTCATTGAACCGTTATTCATTTCGTTCATCTTGCCTATGCCGTATTTCTTTACAGCAGAATTATTCATGACATATTCGCCGCCAGTCAATAAAGCAGGAATAGTATCGCCTAATCGAGAGCCATGAGGCAAATAACCGCCGCCGTTTAATCCAATCAATCCGCCATCTTGACGACCTCTGCGAGATAAACCAACGCCTTCAGAAACTCCTTGATTCAAAAATGACAATCCAGATCCTTTCAATGAACTAAATCCAGATTTATTTAATACCCCAGATAAATTTGATAACTTATTCATTCCAAATAAGCCATTTTTTGAACCAGCTAAAGTATTTAAGCTAATTCCATTAAGTTGAAATGCGCCAGGATTTTGAGATGCAAATTTACCAAGCTGACTATAAGATAATCCACCTTTTCCGACGCCAACTAATGAAGCTTGAGCTTGTGCCGTTGTAGCTGTTAATCCAAGACCGTCAGCCTGAGCAATTTGTTTACCTAATGCTGCTCGTTGTCCAATCTTGCCAATTCCAGCAGAAAGAGCAACAGAACCAACAGCCCCAACGATGCTACTAATTAAAGCCGCATTTTTTTGCTTTTTAACAAAGTCGCGCTGAACTTTTTCAGCCAAGTCTTGAACAGCTTGTTCGCGCTTTTTAACAAAATATTGATCATTCTCATAAGCATAAGCAGAATAATTATCAGCATTAATAGACTGAGAAGAATTGCCAGACAAAAGAGTATCAGTAAAATCATATCCTTCGTCTTTACCTTTTGGACGAAGATACTTCATTTCTGCTTGTGTGCCAAAGCCCCCTCCTGTCGCAAAACGAGGAGCCTGTTTGAAATTAAATTGATCAAGAACACCTTTTCCGCCTGCCGCTTTAACTGCATTTCTATTTAAGACGTATTCTCCGTCTTCTAATAGAGCCATATTTTTGTCACCAGTTCTTCCACCGCTAATGTACATACCATTTTGGGCAGTAATAACGCCACCTTTTTGTTTTGTGCTAAATAAAGAACCTATTCCAGTAGCTCCTAAAGTCCTATACAAACTAGCTCTCAATAAGTCACTAATAATTTGTTGACCAAAACTTATTGCCGAATCTTTTAATGCGTCACCTATTTTTTGCGCGCCCGTAATTCCGCGTGCGATGGCATTAGAAATTCCATCGGCAAACATCGAAGGGACATCGCGGCCCAATTTATCAACAATGTCATCAGCACTACGACTAAGCTGATTAAATCCAATAGCCATGTTATTAACAAAGCCAGAAGACCTTTGAAAATCAGAAGCTGTTTGAGTTGATTTTTCCTTAGAAAGAGCGACTAGATCATCAATACGTTTTGCGGCCAATTCCAACTTACCAGCTTGCTCTTCTAAATTAGCCTTTTCTGCTGGAGAAATATCGCCGGAAGCAAAACCTCTTAAACTTTTGGCTCGTTCTTTAAAATCATCAGATCCATTAATTTTTGGAAAGCTTAACGAAGTAGATTCGATATTATTTCTATTTCTAAAAGCCTCTTGCTTAGTCGCATTGTCGCTTAACAGGGCTCGCAATGAATCCTGTTTGTCTATCGGCGTTGATTTATCATTTATCTGATTCTCTATATTAGTTTTAATTAAATCTAGATTAGATTGAGTATTTGCATCAATAGCTACTGTATTTGCATTCTGCGCCGCTATTTCTAGAACAGATTGATTGACTTCGGCAGCAATCTTATCTCTTTCAATAGACTGCTCTAATTCGAAAATTCGTTGCCGGTCGGCTTGTTGCGCGACGAATTCTTCCTTTCTGTTCATTCCCAAGTATCTGAATTCGCCTCCTTGTTTAATCTTTTCGCTCTCTAAAGCTGTATTTTTAGAAATAGCAGATAGTCCGCTTTCTAAAGATAGTTGGTTGACTTGATTTTTTTGAGCAATAGAGATAGCTAGACGCTTTTTATCTGTATTTAATTGGTTAGCTGCGGTCTCAAAAGACAACTTATTGATCAATTCGGCATAATTAGCTTTAACTTTCTCTATTTCTACTTCCCTTTCTAAAGCAGTAATGACTCCTTGAAATTCGTTATTTGCAGATTTAAATTTTAAGAATAAATCTTGCGTCTGATTTTCAATTCCAACAAAGGAATCACCAAAGCTCGGATAATCGAAATTATCTTTTGGCAAATTAAACATGTCATTCAATGAAGATTGAATGTTTTTATCTGTAAGATTACCCGTTTTAGCTTGGCCCAAAAGAGTAGAAATTTGATCAATTCCAGCGCCGCTTTTAGAAATAGTCTGTGGTATTAATGCGACTAAATCAGATTGAAGTTTAGCTTCTGCGACACTTCTTTTGCCAGCCGTTTCCCCTTGAACTTTTGCCAAAGATTCTTCTATCTGCTTAGATTGGATTTTAGAATTAAACTGAAGTTGAGATTGCTTAATGCTTAATTGACCTAATTCAGAAGCATTATTCAGAAGTGCCGAAAACATACCGTCTCCAATTTCGCGCATCTTTTCCGTGACCATCGTTTGAATCGATTGATCGAACTCAAACGTTTTCGCGGCCTGACTTACCTGCTCTAATTCATCAAAGATAGATTTATTAAGCCTTAATTTGAACGCATTGAATTGATTTTGTCCAGAGATCGCAATTTTATCTTCAGTGTTTCTTTTTAGTAAAAGTTCTCGATAATCGTTTATATACTTATAAAAAGATTTATTTAACTCTTCCCCTGCTAGATTTTTAGCTTGTGATAAATATTTAAAAACACCTTCTACAGATTGAACAATCTCGTCATCTGCGCCGCTTTTTTTAAAAATTTCTTTTATTTTAGTTCCGTCAAACGTAAACGAAGACCGCTGTTCTTCAAATGCCTTCTTTAAATCAATTGTGTTCCCTATATTTAACTTGGCTATATTTTCAAAAAATTCCGGAAGATCTTGAAACATTTTCGCTTTTGTTCTCGCTCCGCTCTCTAAACTTAAAGTTTCTGGAGTCGCAATGGAACCTTCGTCTCCAAGAAACCCCGATGCGCCGATTGCTGTCGGCGCATTTTTCTTAGTATTATATTGGAAATCCTTTTTAAGTTTTTTCGCGTCAATTCCTACGTCAGAAAAACTCTTGGCCTTTGCAACTTCAGCTTCAAGCGAGCCTTGTTTTCTTTTTTCTCTATCAAAATCAAATAATTCAGACGTTAATTTTCGAATATCTGTTCCTGCTTTTTCAAAAGATTCATGCAACTTAACATCTTTAATTGCGGCAAATGCATCTCTAATATCTAAAGACGATCTCTCTATTGCATCTGGATCAGTTAAAGTAAAACTTTGTTGAACTAATCTAATGTATTCTTTAGCTGCGTTAGCTTGTTCTTGGTTTTTTGCTCTAAACTCATCGGCTTTTCCGACTAATTCTGCAAAGCTTAAAGAAGTATCATTAGCAGCCGAAATTAAAGCTAATAAAGCGCCTGCACCAGCGCCTAAAGCAACGCCAGGAATTCCGCCAACACTTCCAAATGAACTTCCGACAAAAGCTCCTGTCGCAACAGAAGAAACACCAAAACCAGCTAAAGACTTACCGAATCTCTCTCCGCCAGATAATTCAGATCTTTTTTTATTTCCAAATGCAGCCTGATCAACGAATCCGCCTAAAAGTGGCAATCCTAACATTAAACCAAAACCCAAATTTGGATTAATCCCTTTTTTGTTAGCCGCAACGCTTGCTGCAACGCTTGTTTGAATTCCTGCCAAAGCGGAAACGGAGGCTGCTAAGCGGGCTGAATCGCGACTCGATATAGATGGCCCTCCAGAATAAGTTCTAGATGTGCTTTGACCGCCGCCGCCAACTTCAAGGTTATTTCCTCCTAAAGAAGAGCCAGCCCCGCCTCTAAAAAATCCGAAATCACTAATCCTTCCCGAAACTCCACCGTCTCTTAATTGTTGTCCAGATCTTGCATTTCCAAATACAGTTCCAGTATTAGATAGGTTGGAAAATTCAACAGGCCCTCCATTTTTTAGCAATACAGAGCTTGATTCGACAACAATCGGATTGGATCTCATTACTCCACCCGATAAAATCGGCCCTTGATTTCCTTGCCAGCGTGACGAAAGCGGAGAAAAACTACTTCTAGCAAAATTAGGATCTGGAATTGATTGGCTCAGTATTTTAGAAACAATATCCTTATTCGCAAAAGAAGGAGTGCCGGCAGATTGAATTGCGCCAGAAACAGACCCTTGAAAAGTTTTATTGCCAAAGTTTGGTGTCCCAGCAAAGACAGGAATTCCTGAGCTTGGTTGATTACCCAAAGGAAACCTAGATGTATTTTGTTCAACAAAACCTCTATTAACAGCTCCGCCAAAAATTACATTATCTGTAATTCCATATTGGCCACCAAATTTAACAGAACTAATTTGTTTTCTTGCTTCTTTTTCTGCTTTAGCGAAGGCAAAAGACTGTTTTGTTACTTCAGCAAAACTAGCTGCATTTAATTTATAATTACCTATTAAGGATCTTATCTGATTATTTATTTGAAAATTAGACAAAGAAGCCAAGTCAAGACTCCTAATATAATTAGATATAGACTGACCTATTTTTTGGTGACTGACAAATTTACCAGATTGGCCAACTAATTTAGTTCCAGTTAAACTAAAGTCATTTTGATTTGGAACTCCGCCGCCTGCGAAATTAGGAACAAATCCAGAATTAGAATAAGGATTAACTCCAGTTTTTCTAATTGAATTGACTTTGTGCGCCATTCCTGCTTTGGAATTTGCAGGAGGATTAATAAAAGGCTGCGAAAAGCCGGCATAATATTTTACATGTTCGGCCGAATTCATTACGCCGCCGACTGGAGACTTAATTACTTTGCCCGGAATATACCCGCCTTGAAAAGCTCCTTGAATCTCTGCATTACGAACCGAATCAGGAATAAAGCCGCCGCTTCTTGTTGCCTCAATTCCTCGTTTTCCAACAGAAATACCTTGTCGAGATAAAAGCGGCGCCAATTGCTTAGACAAAAGAACCTGCATTTCATATTCTCGCGTCAGCAACCTTGCTTCATTTACAATGATGGCAGCTTGAGCAGCTTGATTTCCTTGAGCGTTTAAAATGGCATTAGCAACACTTCCTTGTTGCTGCATGATCGCCAAAACATTTTCTTCAAGGAGTCTTCTTTTGCCCGTTTCCGTCGTGATTCCAATTAATTTTGGAATAATTTCAGAAAGATAAGTAAAAGAAGTGCTAGCAACCTTATATAAAACAGCAAAAAGACCAACGGCAACTGGACCACCAAGAACATTTTTAATACCCTTTAAGAGTCCATTAGCAAAGAAGCTGCCTACTCCATCTCCTTCTAAAGCTGTATTAAATACATTAAGAATACTTTCAACAGCAGTAGTAGCACTTCTTGCTAAAGGCTCAAAAGTCACATTACCAATATTGCTCGCCAACTGAGTCGTTCCAGTTCCAACTCTTGAAAACAAAGCTGACATTGTGCTATTTAATTTAGCTGTCGCAATTTCAGCTTCATTAGTTGCGCCAATGCCTGTCGCTAACGAACTATTATAAATACTGTTTTCTGAATTAAGATCCTTAATTAAAGCTTTAAGAATGTTAACTTGATAAACGCCTGCAATTTGTTCTGATAGTTGACTCTTTTGGGAAGTACCTAAGTCTTTATAAACAGACGCAAAATTTCTTAAAATTTGAACAGCGGGAAGAACATTGCCTTCCAAGTCTCTAACAACTACATTAAAATTTTCTAATTGCTCAAGAGTCCCAGCTCGTTGAACGCGAGTAAAAATAGTCTTTAATGCATTACCAATAACAGCACCACCTCTGGCTGTATTTTGTTGTGCCGAAGTAACCAACGCATTCAATTGGTCCAAATCAACACCAGCTTCTTGGGCGGCTTGACCAGTTCGAGCCAAAGCTTCAGCCAAGTCACCTGCTCCAACTGCGTAATTTTGTTCAACTGCAACAAGTTTGTTAAGAACTTGAGTCGTTGTTAAACCAGCGTTTGAAAAACCGTTTACAGTGGCCGTTAAGGATTCAACAGCAGCTTCAGTGCTAACTCCAGCCAAACGAGTCAACGTTAGTGCGTCTTTAGTTCTTTGTAGTGCGTCTGCCGCTGAAACACCCTGACGAGAGAACTCAAGCAAAGCCTTAGACGAATCTTTGAAAGACGATGCCGTTGCTTTACTGACTTCAAAAAGATCAGAAGTCAGTTTTTGTAAACCAGAAGAAGTTAATCCGA